AGTAAAGTTTCATCATCTAACTTCTTTCTTACCAGCAACAATGAACTGTTCCAATGGTGTTGATTCCTCGTCGTCCGTTTTATCCATCTTTGGCAATTTTGTACGTGCTTTGGCTGTCAGTCCGAATTCCAACATAACTTTCATAGCCTGTGTTTGTGCATCCTTTGCTACTTTTACCAATGGATGTGGTGCTATATTACCTCTATCACTGGTAACTGTCAAACCGTCTATTTCCAACTGTTTGGATGCCTTGATAAATGTACTGTAATTTCTTGCCAGCATATCTAAGGCAGCATTATCTATATTCTCTAAAACACCTCTATTTTCAAGCTCTGCAAGTACTCCTTGTATGTATTCAGCAGCTTCTTTTTCTATACCTTTGGGAATTGAATATTTCTTCATAGTATTACGTTTTTTATTTTCTAAATAGTAAAGCTAAAAAGGTACTCAATTACACATAAAGAGACTATAACACAATTAATTAAGAATGTAATACATTCATTTTGACACCCTATTTTATTTCAGTAAATTTGTATAGAATTAAAAATCAAACACTATGGAAAGAACGTGTAATTATCCGATAGAAATTAAGTTTAAAATAGACCTGAATACAGAACTGCTACTGAATGAACTATGCGATTTATTAAAGAAAGACAGGTCTAAAATATTAAGATTGATAATCGCTGATTTCTTTGACAGGAATCTGGATTTAATAGACAAATATAAAGAGACAGACAACAAGTTAGATAGGGAAAAACTGGTAGAAGCAATACTGAAAGACTTCTATGGATATAACAGGCAAACAATGAATGAATACCTACGATTTAAAAATGAAAAAGACAATCCCAAGTAAAGAAGTATTGGAACAGTATATATATGACTATGGAATAGATAAAACAGCACAGATATTTCACATATCAACAGAAGAATTAGATAAGAAGATTAACTGGAAACCACAATACGAGCAGTACAGCTACAATCCAGCAATAGCCAAACCACTTTCATCACAACATAAGCAAATTATGGCTATCATAGCTAAACACTACCCAGATTTACTAAAGCAGTGCACCAACTATTATAAAGACACTATTTATATGTCCCAGAATGTAGAAGATTTACTTCATAAAGCTATAATCAAATGTTTGGAAATAGGACTGGATAAAGTAACGGAAGACGCCGTTCTGAAATTAGTAAAGATACAGTTCTATACAGCCAGAAAATACGCACAACTGCAAAGTTACACTATGAAGAAAAAGATATTTCCACTGGAAATAGCTACGGAAGATGGAGAATATATAATACCTACAGAATACTACAATAATGCCATATTTAAAGAAAGCGAAGAAACAGCGTAATCCATCAAATAACAGGATAGAAAGACAGAAGATTTATAATACTGACAGATGGCACAAACTTAGAGCTAGTAAGCTAATGCAGTCACCTTTATGTGAAGTATGCTTATCTAAAGGTGTAATCACTCCTGCGTTTCACATCCATCATATAGACAGCTTTATGAATTATGAAGGAATGAAACGCAAAGAAGTGGCTTATAATCCAGGTAATTTAATGTCTATATGTGAACAGTGTCATAACAAATTACACAATCAAATTCAACGACGGTAGAATGTTCCTTTTTTTATTGAAACTATTTTCTTACATCTGTCGTTAATTTCAATTCTATTTTCACAATCAGTATAAACTACTATACGCTTATCTACAAAATCATCGTCAAACGAAGTTGCAGTACTACCAATATATAAAGTACCAATAATTGTCTGCGCATAAATCTCAACCTGTCCTAGATAAATATTATCCACTAAATTCACTTCTTTAGTAGGCATAGAAAGATTTCGTATGCTAATTCCAGATATTTCAGAGCGAATTATATCTATTTTATTACAATCAATTAAATGGCTTTTATTTATTTTACAAGATTCAAAACGAGCAAATTCCAACATATTAAAAACTACACCTTCAAAGGAACAATCTTTAAACCCGATATTAACCTTACCGTGGAATCTATCATTTTTTTCGAAAGAAATATTTCTCAATGTCAATTCTGTTTCAAGAAATACAGTATCTAAATTCTGAAATAACAGTTCTTTAACTACGCCTATTAATCTGATTTTATTTCCAGAAGAAAAATTTGCAGAAATAAAGTCACAAAAGATATTAGCTACAATAGACTTATACCTTTCATCCTCTTTAGCAATTTGAAACAATGCGTATGCACCACCTATAGCAATTCCATCATTATCACTATTTAGATACCCCACAGCATCACCAAAACGTTTATCAATATTAGTTTTTTCAGCAATATTATTTTGCCTTGTTTGTTCACCTATTTTCTTGTTGTTAAGATATAGACCATATATAACACAAGCACCACCAATTATACTTAAACAAGTAGCTAGTACTTTCCCTTTAGCTTCTGGATTATCTTCTCCATACAATATATCAGACAGACAAAATAATACACAAAATACAATTATAATCAATATTACTACAACATATTTAAACGCATTAGATGCAAAAATTAGATTCCAACTATTCTTACTTTTCATAATTATAAAGATTAAGTTTCGAGCAAATATAAATATAATAAAACAATAAACATCAGACCTTACCAATGAAAATTAAATTAAACATCCAATACATTCAGAATCTTACTAATAACGAAGCGTTCACCTACTTCTGTACACTAGTAACAATAGCCAATAATCCAGATGCAACAATTAAAGATGTAGTACGTACCTGTGGTATAGGTGAAACTACCGTATTCAAGCATTTAAAGAAATTTGATGAGCTAGGATACTTAGACATAGATAGAACTGGAACATATAACACATACAGCTACACTGAACCTGATAGACTATATATAACCATAGATTCAGACCTGCTTAACATTAATGGCAATAAGAACCAATTAGGAGCACTTATACGGCTTAAATCATATACCAGAATAGGCACTAATATTGTAGACCTCTCACTTAATCGAATAGTCCACGAAGTAAGCATACAGCACGACAGCATATACTTTGCCCTTGAAAACGAGATACTGGAAAGAAATGATAAAAAGACATACTTTACCTTCATTCATCCAGCATTCACGCACATCTGGTAGGCAAATACAGAGCTTAGAAACACCTGTACACTATTTTTTAAAATTTGTGTATCTTCCAGTTTTTATAGTCAAAAAGTTTTATTATCTTTGTATCAGCAAATTAGAAGAAGCAGCTACTATCATAAATGCTTCTATTGTTGCGAAATTCTGACTAAAATATGGAACTAGTGAATAATAGTAGCTAGTTCCTTCTTTTCGATTCATTTTTCATAATTCATATAATCCCTTTGGGATTCCATTGTTAAAAATGCAGTTCTTCCCTGCATTTTCTTAAATTAGTAAATTGAAACAGCGAATAATAGGCGTAGTGATACGCTTATTATTTTATCCCAATCCTTACCAAAATTTGCAAATGCTACCTTATACCATACTAAAAAAGTAAGGAACTCAAGACCAAAGATTTTAACCAGATTAGCTTCTAAATTCAGATTTACTACTATTCAGATTACTTACTACCTAAATTTAATATGTAAAAACCTATGAAAACCTTAAATATAAATTCAACTAATGGATATTTAAACTTACCTGATTTACCACATAATTGTATCTTTAATAAAGTAGTTACTGGCTGTGGTGGTACTACTGTAGTCCTCTTTAATGATGAATCCTATATCATTGCAGTACCTACTACAGAACTTATCGTAAATAAGACGGGCTTAACAGAATCTGGTCTTACTACTATTACCTCCTATGATGGCAAAGAACAGTCTGTATTTGGATTATTCGGTACTTTTACTTACCAAGCCAAAAAAGAACTAAAGAAATATGCTTTCAGTACTGGAATAAAAAAGATAATGTGTACTTATGATAAGATGGAATATTTGGAGCAGTACCTAAATCCTGCAGATTTCAGACTGCTTATAGATGAATATCACATATTACTAAAAGCATACAGTTATAGACAGAAAGCTGTTGACGGTGTACTAGACTGCTTTAGAAAGTACAAATCATTCTGTTTTATGTCTGCCACTCCAATCAGTGCAGATTTCACACCATCCATCCTTTCAGATGTGGAACTGGTAGAAGCTCAATGGGATAACACAGATACCTTAATAGTTAAGTTAGACCAAACCAATCATCCCTATGTAAAGGCAGCCAATTATATAAACGCTTATAAGAAAGACGGCTATCTAGAAATAAACGGTAATAAAAGTACGGAAGCATACTTCTTTATAAATTCAGTTACAGATATAGCTTCTATCTTAGAATATTGCCAACTTGGTAACGATGAAGTAAAGATTGTATGTGCAGATAATCCGTCAAACAGGAACAAATTAGCAGGATATACTATCAGCAACAGTAGAAGTACCAATAAACCATTTACTTTCATTACTTCCAAATCATTTGAAGGTGCTGATTATTTTAGTGAAACAGGTATGTGCTTCGTGGTTAGTAATTCCAGCAATACTAATACCCTGCTTGATATATCCACTGACATTTACCAGATAGCTGGTAGAATCAGGACTGAATCCAATCCATTTAGAAGCATAATGGTACACATCTTTAACAGCGTGGGAAAAAGGAAGCTAAATCTAGATATTACCTACGAAGAAATGGTACAAAAAATGAATGATGAAATAGAAGGTGCAAACGAATTAATTACTGCTATCAACAATAGTAGCAAGAAAGCTAAAAGTATGGCTGAAAAGATGCTTAACAGTGCCTATGCAGTGTGTGATAAAGAAGGGAACTATTTCCTTAATGATATGCTGGTAAAGTTAGACCTTTATAATTTCAAATTGGAAAAGGTTATCTATAATGATGGTATCGCTTTAAGAAAGGAACACAATGCAAACGGGAATATGACTACTGAATTAGAATATGAAAGACTAAACGAAACAATGAATAAAGCAGGAAAGAAACTATCTTTTAAAGATGCTTTCCTTAGATATACGGAACTACTACAAAATATGGTTATTACTCCAGAAACAGACGAAATAGTTAGAGTACAGCCATTAGTAGTACCTGCTTATCACAAATTAGGAACTGATAAAGTTAGAAGTTTGCGATACATCAAAACAGCTATAGAGAAAGCTCTTATCAGTCTGGAATCGGATAAAAACAGAGATACGAAGATAGTACAAATACTTAGCAAGCAGATAAAGACTGGATTCTTTAGTAATGCTGATATTAAGGACTGTATTAAAGAAGCATACGATATACTAGGTATTACCGATAAGGTCAAAGCTACAGACCTTGATAAATGGTTTGATTGTAAACCTATTGCTAAGTGGATTGACAGTAAAACAGTCAAAGGATATGAGATTTACAGACCAAAGATAGTATTCAAGTAAAGATACACCAAGACAACATTCAATTAAATAAACGATTATGATTTACATTACACTTATTGCAGCAGCACTATTATCAACTTACTTAGTAAGATTCACAGTAAAAGAGATTAAGCAACACATCACGAAAGAAGCAGATAGGATTATCAATACAAGACAATAAATATATTAACCTAATTAGCCTGTAATGAAAATGCACAATGGCTAATGTTTATGAATATGTAATATAGAAACAGGCTAGTAATCAAATTACTAGCAAATGGATAACTTTTTAGCAATGGAACGTAAAGGAAGGGACTTATTCAAGTCATTATTAGAAGATGGAAATATAACCAAATACAAGGAATCTACTGGTAGATATAATCCCGTAGATTTCTATTTAATACACAACGAAGATAAAATAGTAGCTGAAATAAAATGCAGGGATATACGGTACGTTAATTATCCCACTCATTTAATGGAAACTGAAAAACTTAAAAGTCTACTAACTGTCAAGGATACTCACGATTGTAAAGCAGCGTGGTACGTCAACTTCTTTGGCGAAGATATATGCTTTATATATAATGCAGACAAAGTAAAGAATTTACGTTCTGAAACAGCGTACTGCAATTACACTACTGCCAATTACAACTACTACAAAACAACCAAAGGTGTTATTATGATACCTACTAATCTGGCTGGAATCTTTATCAGAAAAAATGGTAGATGGAGGAATGGTAGTTTGAAAGATATCACTACCTTTGCAACCTCAAAATGAGATTTACGAACAATAAAATTTAAAAATTATGGAAATGAAAGATGAAATTAAACTGAAAGAGTTAGAAAACGAAAAAAAACGTCTTGATAATCAGAAGGAACTAATTGAATTAGTCAAAGAGTTTATAAAGGGGACTCTCCATAATATTGTGTAAATAGAAAACTACGGGATTCAAGTATAAAACCCGAATCCCGTAGTTTTCTATTTACACAAAATCGTGGACAGTGCCTTCGAAAGTATTAGTAAGCCTATAACTAATGGGCTTACTATATACCTATTTTCATCATAAATCCATATTTGAGATATAAGCCCATTTAGATTTTAAGTCTAAGTGGGCTTTTTTCATATAAATATTTATTTAAGCCGTACTATTATTCCCAGCTTCAGCAATCTATTCAGTATTTTCCTTACCTTTAAAGATGATGTTCCAACTCCAAACTCATCACTCGTTTTATTAAGAAAGTCTAGTTCATCCTTATTTAAATCGAATTGGCTTATATCCACATCTCTATCTATTCCGTAAGATTCAATATTACTTTCCTGACTATTAAATAACAAGTCATAAGCTATATCATTCTTATGTTTCAAACCAGCTTCAATACCTTTACTTATTGCTTCTGCTATATTCTCATTACTAGAAGGTATAATGTCATTGGATTGTTTGACTTTATTAGCTTGATTAATCTTGCTAGCTTCTGTTTCTAGCATCAAGTTAGCTGCATCTTCTGAACTTATTTTAGCATATTTCTTAAATGCCATTTCTGTAGTATGCCCTGTTATTCTCATAAGTATATGACTATCATAACCACGTTTCAGCATATTACCAATGAATGAACGTCTTCCTGTATGTGTACCTATCAATTCATATCTACAATAAGTAGTATTAGTTATTTTTGAACCTCTATCTTCTGTTACAATATGTTTGCCTATTATACCTGCCTTTTGTCCTGCTTCCTTTATGTATTTCAACATAGTATTCTCACGTACTTTGGGTACTTGAAAATTATACTTTTCCAGTATCTCTAAAGCAACAGGAAACAATGGTATTGAAACTTTATGTGTTCTTTTCTTTTGCACAATTTCCAATATCTTCCCATTATTGAAGTCTTTAACAGTACCACCATTTAACAATTGCATATCACTGAACCTCTGCCCTGTCCAACATTGTAATACAAAAACATCTCTAGCCTTTTCTTCTAAGCCTTTGAGTTCTAAAGAATACATTTTGTTTACTTCTTCTTCTGACAAATATATTTCATTATCATCACCTTCCCTACTTTTGGGCTTCTTATACAGGTTCAACTTCGCTGCTGAAGTGTCTATTAAGCCGTATGGTTCTGCTCTCTTTATAATTGAAATTAAAGCAGTTACTTTATTACCAACAGTACTTGTTTTAGTAGTCTTACCCTTACCGACCTGTTTATTAAACAGATAAGTTTCAAAATCTTTGATTAGAGCCAAATTTATGTCAGTAAACGTTATATCATCTCTATCGGTTGCTTTTAGAAATTCTTCAAATACCTTTAAATGTCCCAAATAAATAGCCAATGTATTCCTTTGTCCATCTGATTTTATCGTTTTATCTTGGCTAATAGCTCTACGAAGCCACTGAACAGGCTTCTGCAATTCTTGTTGTTTCATTATTTTATTTTTGTAAATATATTTCTTTAGTAAAAATAAGCTATTATCAATCTCATTTGGATTATCGCAAATATAACGCTTAAAATCAACAAAATCAGCTTTAAGTTTATTTATCTCATCGTTTACTATTGCGTTATTCATATTATCCAACTCGGTTAGTCTTGGACTTACATACGCTTCCTGCTTTTTAGTATTCCATTGGTCGGGATACACCCTTACTCCTGTAGATAACTTTACCTGCTTTTTATTTATTCGGCATACCAGATATATATTCGTTGGTCTGTCACTTTTCGGCTTCCTCAAATTAAAACTAGCCCTAACTTCATTGAAAAAAATCTGCCCTATCATAATCGGTTCTTTAAAATGGTTCTTTTTTATTGTTCTTCACTTTGGTTCTTTTAGGGCTGAAATGTGACATATTGATAACCAAACCATATTTATAAGTTACTGATAACAAATAATTGTTACTTCCTTTTGAATGTGCAGGAAAAAAACTAATTTTACATCGAATTAACAAGATTGAATATGGACGACTTTTTTACATCAGAGGAAAAAAAGGAGCTTTTTTCACTCTACCGGCATTTGTTGCAATCTGCAGGAGATAGCATTTCCTGGAAGGATTGCCTAAAGTTAAAGAGACATCTTATCAAAGCGGCCCAGTGTAACGGTCTGCAACGCAATAACTTCGGGATGAATCCCGTCATCAGAGATTTACAAACGGCAGTGATCGTTGCCGAGGAAATCGGTATGAAAGGTTCGTGCCTGATCGGTATCATGTTGCACGAAATCGTGAAGGGGCATGTATTGTCTATCGACGAGGTGAACGCCGAATATGGGGATGACGTAGCAAGTATCATCAAGGGATTGGTGAAAACGAACGAGCTGTATGCGAAGAGTCCGGCTATCGAGTCGGAAAACTTCCGTAATCTGCTGCTTTCTTTTGCGGAGGATATGCGTGTAATCCTGATTATGATTGCGGATCGTGTGAATGTGATGCGCCAAATCAAGGACACGGGCAACGAGGAGGACCGGCTCAAAGTGGCGAACGAGGCTGCTTACCTGTATGCTCCGCTGGCACATAAGCTGGGATTGTACAAGCTGAAATCGGAACTGGAAGATTTGTCTCTCAAATATACGCAGAAGGAAACGTATTATTTTATCAAGGATAAGCTGAACGAGACGAAGGCGTCCCGCGACAAGTATATCGCTGCTTTTATCGAACCGATCCAGAGGAAGGTGTCGGAAGCGGGATTGAAGTTCGACATCAAGGGACGCACGAAGTCGATTCATTCGATATGGAACAAGATTCAGAAGCAAAAGACTCCTTTTGAGGGGATTTATGACTTGTTCGCCATCCGTATCATCCTCGATTCGGAACCGGACCCGGCTAAGGAGAAGCAGGAATGTTGGCAGGTT